GTGGTAAACTCAAACGATTACACCAACGCAAACAACCGACATTGAAAACGATAAAATAAAACATTAATTATGAGTTACAAAGACATCATAACAGACGAAAACGGCGATATTGAATTTTTGAACGGCGATTTAAAAGTGAATGAAAGCGACGCGCAACACGTTGATCATATTATCACAACCGACAAAGGACAATTTCGTCAATTTCCATTGTTGGGCGTTGGGATCGGTCGTTTATTAAATGGAACGCCTAATCAAATCGAAGTTCAACAACAAATTAGACTTAATTTAGAAAGCGACGGATATAACGTCCGACAAATTACAATTGATAATACAAAAGGTTTCGATATTGACATCGACGCGGAACGAAAAAATGTTTAATTATGGAAAAACACATCATTTCAGAGGGGCAAACGGCAATTGACGTTTCGATCCAGTATTTCGGCGACATTGAATCGGGTTTGTTCAATGTTTTAACGGCTAACAATATTTCCTTGAATGAAACATTGAATTCAGGCATTCAATTAACTATAAACAACGAAACGCCCGGAGATCCGAAATCAGTTCAATATTTTAAAAACCGTAATTTTACGATTATCAACGCGGAACAATTGGAACAAACGATTTCGGGCGGAGATTTTAACAACGATTTTAACAACGATTTTAATATTTAGAAATGAGCGCAAAAGATAGAGTTACGTTAATTAATCAAATCAATTCCATTATTACAACGAATGGAAATAATGAAATTGACGGCGCAAAATTACGCGCTCAATTGATTGATATTGTTGATAGTTATGCGAATAGTATTTCAGATAATAACATCATAGGATTAAAAAGCTATGATAGTACAAAAACTTATTTAGTTGGCACGACTTGTTTATTTTCGGGGGATTTGTATTTATGCAACATAATAACGACCGGGACATTTAATCCTTTGCATTGGAGCAAACAAGGAAGTTCACAAAATTCGATCCCAACTGGAGTAAATTTTGGAACACCAAACGCCGTTTCAGTAAACAACGGCGACACCGGATTGACGTTGCCGTCCGATCCGCCGGCAAATTGTCGAATTGATATTTTTGTAAATGGGGAACTTTTGGAAACCGGCGACGGAACAAAATCAAAAAATTTCTATTTGTCCGGGGACAACGGATCGACGGCGCGTCCATTTTCGGCAACAACAACCGGCGATAAACTATTTTTTAATGCGGTTGTTACTGGTTGGAATTTAGAAACAACAGACAAAGTATCTATACACTATAATTCATTAATCTAATGAAATCAAAACAAATTAAAGACCTATCGACGGCAATTGAAACAAATCCAAATGTCGCGGACGCAATAGCAAAAAAACACGCCCATTCGGGATCAACAAATAAAGTTCCGCGTTACAATGGCGCCGGAAATTATGCGGATTCACAAATAACCGACAACGGATCAAATATCGCGGTCGGGGACGCGCCAATTGACGCAAGCGTTTTGTTTTACATCAAAAAAGCAATTTCGACTTTATTAAAGTTAGAAAATACCAAAACAGACGGCGCGACGACCGTTTTAGAAATTTTATCAAATAAATATTCTGAACATATAAACACGGCGTTAAGATTAGGCGCGTCGGGTTCACTTGAGGGTAATATCGCGTTAGAAATAATTAACGGAAAAGTTATTGTTGGAACTGGATTCGCGGACGATTCCGCAGCGTTTCAAATTGAATCAACCGGAGCGGGGATTTTAATTCCTCGAATGACATCAGCGCAAAGGAATGCTATTTTATTTCCAGCGAATGGATTAATCGTTTATGATGTTACCGTAAATGATGTTGTTGTAAATACCGGAACGCCAACAGTTCCAGTTTGGATTGGATTAAAAGCGTTGGGAATTTCCGGAACAATTAACGCGAATAACATTCCAAAGGCTTTGAATTCAAGCGAATTGACACCGTCCCAAATAAATGACAATGGATCAAACGTCGCAATAAATGACGGTCACGAAGTTGATACTCGTTTTAACGTAAAAGGATCATCAACTCAAAACACCGCAATAAAAGGAAATGCAATTGCAACAAACGAAGATTGTTCCGGAGTTGACGGAATTTCAGACGGTTTAAATCCGGCCAATGTAAACACCGGAACGAATGGTTATGCAAAATTCGGACAAAAAAATGTAGGAGCGCGTGGACGAACTGGTGCAAATTTCCCCAACTTAAACACCGGTAAAAATTACGGCGGAACATTTATTGCCGGAAATGAGGGGGGAAGTTCGGGCGTGAATGTCGGAGCAACCGCCCAAGCAACTGAAAGCAATTCGAATGACAATATAGGTTTAGAAATTATCGTAAGAAATCCCGGAACTGGAGCGTCAAGAGTTATGAAAGTAGACACCGGATCGGACAACACCGGAAAATCATTCAAAATCATTGACGCAAACGGAAATGTTGCATTAGTGAAATTTACAGAAACAGCGTTATCAGTTTCAGCGGGGGAAATTGCAATTTTTGACGCAAACGGAAATATTGTTTCAGATTCAAATTTATTTTACAATTCGACAACAAACGAATTAATTATAAATGACGCCGACGGTTACGTGGGTTTTGCGCCCGGTCTTTTTTCGTTATCTGAAAATAACAACGACACTATATTTCAACAATTAGTTTATTCAAATAACGCAACGCACACAAATACACAAGCGTACTGGAGAAGTGGCGGAACTAATTCAGCATTAACAAATATATTGATTAATTTTTTGTTGTTTAGTCGTGAAATGTATTCATATAACGGATCTTTTTTCGTTCAATGTTTTTTAGAAACAATTAAAGCAACTCAAAATCATTCATCAACAAATCATGGAATTGAATGGTCTATCGAAACAATTTCAAATGAAACGGCGGGCGTTTTAAAGAAAAGGATCGGAGTTGACGGCGACGGTCACACACGTGTAAAAAATGGAAATTTACGAGTTGACGACGGTCAAATCGGTTTTAAAACGTACACGAATGCAATATCAACATCAACGGCGCGAACTATTGATTTCAATAACGCAAATACGCAAGAAATTGATTTAGATACGGCAACCGGAAATGTTACAATCACTTTTTCCAATATGATTGAGGGAACACCTTATTTATTGAATGTTATTCAAGGCGCGACACCGCGTGAAATTACATTTGCTCAAGTTGTTCGTTGGTCGGGTGGTGCGTCGGGAAAACCTATTTTCGCTAACTTAACAAACAATCAAGAAACTTTGATTTCAATTGTTTATTTGAACGGAAAATTTATCGCGTCGGCGGTTGTTAATCATTCTTAATTTTAAAAAATGTTTCATTCTGTTTTTTTAGGGCGTCAACCAGTTAATTTGAGTAGTTGCCCTTATGCCGTGCAAAATACCGATTTATTAATCGGAACTTATTCCGGATATAATGCCGTAAAACCATTTTACGGTCTTTACAATTATTCAATAACGGCGTCAATATACACACAATCGCAAGTCGGATCGAGTAAACAGATAACCGGGTTACAAGTTTACGCCCGATCCTTTACGACACCTTACACCGTATTAAATCAAGAAATTTGGATTGGAGAAATAACAAATTCAACATTTCCAACGTCAACGCCAGCCGTTGATTTTTCGGATTTAACATTTGTTTCCGGAAAACCTTTAACAAAAGTAAAAGCGTCATTTACGTTTACGGTTTCAAATAATTACACCTGGATCAATGTCACTTTTGACACGCCGTATTGTTACGACGGAACAAACAATGTTATTTTAGTTTGGAAAAATTACGACGGAACGTGGCAATCCGGTTTCGGAGAATTCCAAGTCGGAAATGTTGTTTCGCGTGGAATGTATAAAGTAAATGATCCGGCGTTCCCTACTGGTAACGGAACGCGCGACAATTTCCCATTATTAGTAAAATTTAATTATTAAAACATGAACTTTGCAACATTAATAAACCAATTGAACGCGTTCGGATCAGTTGAATATTTAGGGTATAACGGCGACGACGAAACGCGTTTAGTTTTATCAATGAATATAATTGAAAATTCAGTTCAAACAATCGAACAAATAAACGCGTTAATAGTTTCGGAATTTTCAATCATTGAATATTTTTCGCTTAATGTAAACGATTTAAAAGCGGTATATTTGAAACAAATTATTTAAAAACATGGCTCGAACTATTATAGAGATATACGACGAAATGATCGCCGAAAAAGAATTGAACGCCAATTTAATCGGATTGCAACCAAATGTCGAAAGCGGTCAAAATTTATTAACCGATTTAACATCGTCTTCAAAGGTTGCAATTTGGCGTTTAATATTTTTCGTTGTTGCCGTTGGGATTTGGTCGCACGAAAAAATATTTGATTTGCATAAAGCCGAAATCGAAACGCGCGCAAATGAAATGATTCCGGGGACGTTGCGTTGGTATAGAAACGAAGCGTTAAAGTTTCAATACGGCGACGCGCTAATTTGGAATAATGATCTATTAAAATTTCAATATCCCGACGGTTCAACTGGAGCAAAAATAATTTCCCAAGCGTCCGCCATTGAACCGATAGGATCAAACAATCAAGTTCGAATAAAGGTCGCAAAACTTGTTTCGGGGGATTTAGTTCCGTTAAGTTCCGGAGAAGAAACCGCGTTCAATAATTATATTAATCAAATCAAATTTGCCGGAACGAATGTTTCAGTCACAAATATAAATGCAGACCTTTTAAAATTAAATATTGAAATTGTTTACAATCCTTTGATTTTGACGCCAACCGGAGAACTAATATCAGAACCGGGACTTTATCCAGTTAGGGACGCAATTAATAATTATATTAAATTTTTACCATTTGACGGCGTATTTAACCGAAATAAATTCATTGACGCCATGCAAAGCGCGTCCGGAGTTGTTGATCCAATAATTAACACCATTGAAGCAAAAACCGGCGCTTTACCATACGTTCCAATTTTAAACAATTATATTGCCGGAGCGGGTTATTTAAAAATTGATCCGACGTTTCCCTTGTCAGATCCGGCGGTAATTACTTACACGGCTCAAATAATCTAATTATGAATTTCGATATTGATTTTAAAAAATTATTTGCCAATATACGACCGTATTTTTTGGCGGGGGATAAATTATCCGGTTTATTGAATTCGTTCGCAAAAGGACTGAAAACAACAAACACGAAACTAAATACCGTTCGAAACGAGTATCGTTTTTTGTTGGCTTTTAATATGCAAATAATATATATCGAAAAATATTTGAATGAAGTTTATCCAAACCCATATATTTATCCGAATAATATTCACATATTGGACGGATCAAACGTCGTTTATCAATACGTTTATAATGATCTGGAAAACCAAGTCGAAACATATTTGAATAATTATTCAGAATTAGGACAACCATTTTATTTTAAAAATAACGAAGAACAAGTCGCGAAAGATTTCATTATAAAAGTTCCAGTTTATTGTCAAACGGCAAATGATTACATCGGACAACCTTTTTCAGAAATAACACTAAAAAAACGCGTTAATTTTTATAATTTAGGCGGTAAGAAATACGAAATTCAATTCTTTTAAATTATGAATAAATTAATAACAACAAATCCGGGCGGATTTCCATTTGTTTTAGACGATTTACGTTTTATTGATGAAAGTGTACGCGAAGTTTTAAAATCAAATTTTAGTCGATTTTTAGATCCAAATAATCCAAACGATAAAGGTTTTTTAATTGAAAAAGATCTATTAAGGGGGTCAGCGTTTAATAATAAGATAGGCGGTTTTAATGGTCAAGCAATGCCGGAAATGTTCGCGTTCATTTCGGGCGAAATATTTTATTTACCAGCTCAAACACTACCAACTGGAATTTCGCCGTCGTCAAAATGCTACGTTGAAATTGATATTTCGTTTAGTGGAACGGCTCCGGGTCAAAAAGTTTTTGAGAATGGTAATAGTGTTGAAACGTATCAAATTAGACGCGCAAAATATACATTAACGCCAACAACTACCGATTTCTTTGAATTGACATCAAGTTCGCCAATTTCGCCGTCAAACTTATTCGACGGATATGACTTTGAATTCAATGAAAATTGTTCATTAATTCAGCGCGAATATATATCGTTAAGATTAGATACATACGAAAATAATATTTCGTCAATATTTCAATCTTTGTCATTGTTATTGGCACGCACGACCGCGTTAGAAAATATTGTTAATCCAATAGTCAACAACGATTGGATTAATGTTCCTTATTCGGTTTTAATGCGTTCAACAAATCCAGTTATTTATTTGTCCGGCTTTTCAGATGAAACAGATCCAAGTGGTCTTTTTTCTTTGGTTTCGATAGGTTCATTAAGTTCAACAAACTATTTTTTTAGATTAAAAAGAATCGGTAAAACTGTTATTTGTTCAATAAATATTAATAATTTATCTTTTCCCGGTTTTCCTACGGCAAGCGCAAGCGGAATTTTAATTGACTTAAATAATTTAGGTTTAACAAATTTTGTAGGCGGGTCAATGAAAAATTTTAAAGGTTATTTAACTGGAAAATGTGACATTCCGTCGCCGGCGTCTAATACTTTTGAAGTAGTTCCTTTTAATAATTTAGGCGCGACAAATAGAAATGGAATATTTTTAAGATTACAGAATGGAACGGATAAGACGTTCGCTCAATTAAATCTTAATTATTATCATCAAGTTCAAAACGCGGGCGCTTATACTAATATTGTTAAAACAAAACTTATTGCCGACTATGATAATTATCCAACATCAGCCAGTTGGGATATTTCCGGAACTTTAATTTTTGAAATGTATTAATTATGGATTTTTTAGAATATATATTAGGTGGTATTGGAGTTGTTGTTTGGTTTTTTTTTAGACAATTTTTGAACGAGCAAAAAACCTTTAAGACAGACTTTGAAAAATACAAAAACGAAGTTGGTGAAACAATTGGAAAATTACGCGGTCGAGTTGATTTGCTTGAAATGGATATAAAATCCGAAATAAAGACATTTAAACAAGTTTCAGAAATGCAATACAATCAAATTCATTCAGACATTAACGAATTGAAAGAAATGATAAAAGATTTAAAAAAATGAAAAATATATCAAAACACATAAGCTATAAAGAAGCGACCGCGACAAAGACAGGTTTAGATAACACTCCGAACGCGGAGCAATTAAAAAACATGATCCAATTAGCGGAAAATGTTTTCGAACCTTTGCGCGTTTGGGCGGGCGAACCTATTCGCGTAAATTCAATGTTTAGATCCGAAGCCGTAAACAATCATAAAGACGTTAGAGGGGCGCGAAATTCACAACACAAAGCAAATGACGGTTCCGCAATTGATATAAAAGCAATCGGAAAAAAAACGAACGCGGATTTGTTTAATTATATTCGTGAAAATTTGGAATTTGATCAATTAATTTGGGAATTCGGGGACAATAACAATCCGGCATGGGTTCACGTTTCATATTGTCACACGCGCCCAAACAGAAAACAAATTTTTAAAGCGTCCAAATCAGGTAAAAGAACAATTTATATTCCTTATGCAAAAAAATAAATTAATTACGTTTTTTGTTTCGGTTATTACTGGAATAATTAAGGCAACGCCATTCGGTCACATAAAGACTGAAATCGAAAATAATATTCAAAGCGATAAAACAACCGATCCGGGACAATTAGATCGAATTCGTTTAATTGTTTGGATAATAACGACGGTTTTATTTCTGTTAAAAGCATTTAATTTAATTACTTTTGACGAACTTTTCAAAGTTTTAGAGTTGTTCACAAAATTCTAAAAAACACGTTCGCGAACTTTGTTTCCTGTTTCCGACGCGAGCAAAAAAAAAGCGCTATTTATTAGCGCTTTTCTTGTTTAATGTAAATTGTTAACTTTTTATTTTTGGAAACTTAATCATTAATGAATCCTTTGATTTGTTGTACGCGGGTAGCGTTGGAACTTCGCCGGTATCGGTATTAACGTATTGTCCCGGATTAGCTTGAACCAAATTATAAAGAGATTTCAATCCGGTTTCAATCGTTTCGATTTCTTTTTTCTTCGCGTTCCATTCCGGAACGTGTTTGAAATCCCAACGTCCGGCGCCATTTCGAACGGCAAAAATAACACCGTTTCGAATATGTTCGCCTTTTCCATATTGTTCGGCGTCAGACAATGCGTCGTCCGAAATATTGGATATATGATCCCCGACAAAGTTTTCAATACTTTTCAATTCAATGTAAAGATCCAGGGCTGAAACATTACCGTTTTCGAATTCGTCAACCATTGACGAAACAATTTGTTTTAAATATTCTGTTTTATTCATTTTTTGTAATTGTTAAGGTAAATTAAAACATTGCTTTTGGAGTTGCACCACCACCACCGCCAAACGGTAAAACGCCGTATTGTGTTGTTGCGGTTTGTTGTGGCGTCGTTTCCGGTTGTGGTTGTGGCGTTGGTTCGTCAGCTTGTTTTTCCGGCGCTACAAAGCCACATTTGGCATATTCCGGAGAAAGTTTTATTTTGTCTTGAATGAATCCCGGAATTTTGTCCCAGTTTTCCGAAATGTTATCAAAGTTGATTTCAAGCGACGGCGTAATTTGGTCGGGAACTGGTATTCCGTTCGGTATTGCCAACGCGCCGTCAATTGAGTTATACGTTTTTCCGGTCCCGGACGTTTTCAATCCAACTGAAAGCATACAAGGAACACCGATCAAGCGCGTAACATCGAAACGCTTTGCTTCTTCATTCGTGAACGGAACACCGCGCCAAGTATCTAAAAATTTTCTTAATGTTGCTTTTTCATTTAACGACAAACTGAATTCTTTTGAAACGAATCGCGGTTCGGAGCCTTTTTCAGCGTCAAAAACGTGTTGTTCCGTTGGTAGTTCAAACGTGAATCGAACTAAATTTCTCGTCGTTGTTTTTCCTTGAATATCTTCTGTAATTGTTCCGATATGAACCATTTGAACGCAACGCGCAATATAAGTTCCGGATTTGATTGGCTCAACTGAACGTCCGCCATTGTCTTCTGCATAAATTGACATAATTTTAAATTTTAAAGGTTAATGATTAAATATAATTTACTAAAACTAATTTTGTTGGTAACATTTTTCTATGAAATGAATTCATTTTGAAATCATAAAACTTGTGTCCTTTCAGATAGGCTTTTAAATGTTTTCTTTCTAAATTCCTTTCTTTTTTTTGAAATGGGTTTAAATCTTTATGAGTTAAAATAAGATTAAAGTTCCCGCCAAAAGTTCGTCTTTTTGGCTTTTCTAATTGTGTGTTTGACATTGACATAATTATTAATTATTAGTTGTTAATTCCTTTTCTATTACCGTCGCGACATTTTCCGCGAATTCTGAAAGATTGACACCACCGCGAAAAACAATTTCCGCTTGAATATCTTCCGTTTCTAAAACTCCGGCAATCGAGCATTTTATTTTATTCTTTTTGAATTTTGTCATATAATTTGACAAAATCATCATAAAATCTTTCATGATTTCTTGTTGTTCCTTTTCCTTTTCCGACATAATTTATTATTTATTGATTTTTAATTTTCTTCGCAATCGTTTTGCGATTTGTGATATTCTGCAATTGCCAGTAATGAAAACACTACTATTAAAACAATTCCAAGGCATTTAAACAAAATTTCAAACATTGTTTTCGACTTTTAAAATGTTAATTAATTGTTCCAGTTTTTCGGTAATGAATTTGTCAGAAACGCGCAATTGTAAGACGTTTGACAATCGCGTCCGGCTATCTTCATTGTCGTATTCTTTGAAGACGTGGACGAATACCGGTATTATTGATTTTGGCAATTTTTCCTTTGCCTTAATGACACGCAATTTCAGCGCGTCGGTTGTTGGTTCACTCATATAACTATTATTTATTTGATTGCTTTGATTAAATATTTGATCCATTCGCATTTGATCAAAAAGTTGTTTAGATCGTCCCATAATTTAAAAGTAATTGCAAATTGTAAATTTCCAACGCGGTAAAATAAGACCGCACGCCAAAACAAAATTTTCATCTGTTTTATAATTTAGTTCGCCAACATAATAAAGACAAACTTTTGACAAATCCCGGAAAATTAAAATTTTTGATTCCGGATTTTCACGTTGACAATGTTCGCACCAATTCACGGCGCTTAATTTTGTACTATATTTTTTAGCGACTAACATTTTGCAACACGTTTAACGATTATTGATTTACAATCATTGATTTGACAATTCGCCAGTTCAATTTTTGCATAGTTTCGCGCTTGAACAATTGAATAACACCATATAGGCACTCTTTTTAATTCGTTCAAATCTTTGTCCCTAAAAATTAAATCATACTCTTTTTCGATAGCTTCCATTTGTTTCCGTTTTTGTTGTTCGACTTTGCAAATATACAACTTTTTTTGTACAAACAACAAAATACTAAAAAAAAATACAAAATTTTTGTAATTCAATTTTTTATTATACATTTGTTGCCATTGTGAACAATTAAAATATAAAACTTTATGGAAAAGCAAGGAAAAGAGGAATTGATCGTTTTGATTGATCAATCGGGACTAACACGCGAAAAAACGTCTATTATCGCGGAAAATTTATCAAAATTCTTTGATACGGCGTCGGAATGGGCGGAAAAAATTGATCAGATTGTTGTTAATGATCCAACGCAAACGCGTGAAATGAAAGTCGCAAGGGAAACGCGCCTAATGTTAAGACAATACCGCCTTGACGCGCAAAAGTTAATCAAACAGAACCGCGACATTTTAAAGGAACAAATGTCGGATCAGATCCTAATGGATAAACTTTATATGAACGCCGGAAAAATGATTTCCGCAACATTTGAGAATTTAGAAACGAAATTGGAGCAAAAAGAAAAATTTGCGGAGCGTTGGGAAAATGAACAACGCGCAATTTTAAGATCGGAGCGTTTATCAAAGTTGCAACCATTCACAAACGACGCGTCAATATATCCAGTTGAACAAATGACGGAAATTCAATTCAATGAATTATTGCAAGGTTTGAAATCGCAAAAGGAACAAAAGGAATATGAAGCGGAGCAACAACGATTGAGAAACGAACATATTGAATTTGAAAATGAAATGATTCGTCGTCAAAATGAATTGTTAAAATTAGGGTATAACTGGAACGGATCGGAATTTGAATTCCAAACGCGCAAAATTACTCCGGATCAAATAACCGTTATGACAATCAATGAATTTGAAAATGAATTGAACGCAACGCGCAAAATGATTCGGGAATTAATCGAACGCGAAAAGACACCAGTACAACAACCGAAACTTGAACTAATTGCCGTAAATACCGAACAAGCGCAAGTTATGAATATTACCGTAAAACAACAACCGAAACAGGAACTGGAACTAATTGCCGTAAATATCGGAGTTAACAAATCAAATCAAAAATCAAATTATATTCAGTATATCAATAATTTACGTTTAGACATTTTTTTGGGAAATATGCCGTTAGACATGGATTTGATTGACAAATTCAACGGTTATAAAGAATGGGCAATTAAAAGAATTGAAAACGAATATAAATGAAAAAATTAATCATAATCGCGGGCGTTGTTTGTTTATCAGCAACGCACCGCGCAACGTGGTACGGAAAACAATTTCACGGACGAATAACAAAGTCGGGCGAAATATTTGACAAAAACAAATTGACATGTGCGTCAAATGTTTATCCAATAGGATCGGTTTTGAAAGTTACAAATATAGAAAATGGAAAATCGGTCGTTGTTCGCGTGAATGACACCGGATCATTTAAAAAAGTGACTTTGGATTTGTCCGAAAAAGCATTCAAGAAAATAGCCGACATAAAAGTCGGTATTGTTAAAATTAAAATCAAAAAGTTATGAATACAGATATAATAAAAGAGAACTTACAAATAATAGAAAAGTGTAAGCATAGAATAAAAACAATTAAGTCAAATGAGAATGACTTTGATATTGAATTAAGAGTTTTTACAAAAGGAGGTTGGAACAATATAGATTTTAATCCTAAACATAAACCTTTGAGAAATTATGTTGTTTGTCAGTTGATAATGGATTTAGAAAACCAAATCAAAGAAGCTGAAAAAATAATCAAAAAGGCTGTTAACGAATAATTAAAATCAAAAAAATAAAATAATGAAATATTTATTATTGCTAACTATTATAAATAGTATTACAATTTTCTATATTCTTTATAGAATTGATAAAATAAGAAAAGTAAATGTAATGTATTTAAACTTTTTTAAAAAAATATGGAAGTATTTAGAAGTTAGGGACAAAAAATGGTAAATCAAAATATTATGCAAGTAACAAAAATAAACAACACAATTTCGGTTCAACTGAAAAATTCATTTGATCAACCGGAAATCATTAATTCGATCAAATTTTTTGATCGTTTCAACGTGGATTTAAAAAACCAAATTAAAGAAGCTGAAAAAATAATTAAAAAGGCTGTTAACGAATAATTAAAATCAAAATTTATGTCGGAACTAATAAACAAAATAAATTATGCAATTCATTCTTTTGAGATAAAAGAGAATAAAGCGCCGGAATTGATTTTGATTTCTGAAAATAATTTTAGGAATTTAAAATTTGAATTACGCGAATGTTTGCCTTTTTTTGGTGATAGAGTTGATTTTGATCAAAAAATGATACGTTATCGCGGAACAATGATTTCATCACAATTTTTAATTAATGATTTAAAAATAATCGTATCATGAAAATTTTAAAAACAAATAATTCAATTTCCGTTGAAATAAACAATCCGGAAATTTTAAGATCAATAAGTTTTTTTGATCATTTCAATATTGATTTATATAACAAAATTAAAAAGTTGAAAAATGAGTTTACGCCCCTACCAAATAGAGTTAAAAAATAATATTCGCGAATGTTTTATGAATGGCGTTAAGTCGGTCATTCTTTGTTCGCCTACTGGTTCCGGAAAAACGGTAACATTTGCCGACATTTGTCGCGATACCGTGAACAATGGATTCAAAGTTTTAGTCGTTGTTGATCGAAAGGAATTAACAGATCAATCAGTTGCAAAATTAACTGAATATGGACTAAAACCCGAAGTAATAACCGGCGGGAAAAAATGGATTAATTACTCGTCGCGTTGCTATGTTGCAACCGTCCAAACATTGAAAAGACGCAAATTTCCCTTTGTTGATTTGGTGGTAATTGATGAAGCCCACAAACAAATATTTGATGAGGTGGTCAAAGAATATGTTTCAAAAGGCGTTAACATTATCGGAGCAACCGCGACACCAATTCGAAAAGGGCGTCACATGGAACAATTAGGAAATCTTTATTCTGAATTGATTCAATCCGTTGAAATTGCCGACTTAATATCGGACGGCTTTTTGTCCCCGGCGCGAACCTTTGGATCATTGATTGACGTTAAAGGCGTCGCGTTGTCCGGTGGCGATTATAAATCGGATCAACTTTTTGACGTGTACGATAAGCCGTTTTTGTATGACGGATTAATTAACCATTGGAACAAATTTGCCAAAAACAAAAAGACAATCATTTTCAATATTAATGTTGAACATTCTTTAAAAACTCGAAACGCGTTCCGTTCCGCCGGGATCAGTTGCGAGCATGTGGACGGCAACACCCCAAAAGCGGAGCGCGAACGAATATTGCGCGATTTTAAATTCGGACGTTTTACCGTCCTTTGTAATGTCGAAATATTGACAACTGGATATGATGAACCGTCAATCGAATGTGTTGTCGTGAACCGTCGAACGAAATCAGTTCCGTTGTGGTTGCAAATGTGCGGACGTGGATCCAGGATTTATAAAAACAAATCTGAATTCATTATTTTGGATATGGGCGGAAATGTCGTCGAGTTGGGATTTTGGGAACGTCGCCGGACGTTTTCATTATGGCACATTGTCAAAGGTTCTGGAGTTGCACCGCAAAAACAATGTCCGGATCCATTTGTGGAACATTTCGAAGACGGTTCGTTTAAAGAGTACACCCGCGAAGAACTAAGCGCGGAAAAGCAAAAAAAACACGGTTGCGGGGCATTTGTTCACGCGTCCGCGCCAATTTGTACGGAATGTGGTTTCGAATTTCCAAAAAATGAACGTAAAATGATTGAAACGGATATTTCGGAAATGATTGACGGTTCCGGCGGTATTATAGAGGTTCCGGAACATTTACAAAAACCATATTCAGAAATGAATTTTGACGAATTAATCCAAATCGCGGAAATAAAAGGATTCAAAAAACATTGGATTTTGCACCAAATAGAACCAACAAACGAAAATTTAAACAAATTTGCGCGACTTATGGGATATAAGCCGTCGTGGATTCATTTTGCAAAAAAGAACATTTTAAACATTACAGAAAATGACAAACACGGAATTAATGATATTGTTCAACAATAACAAATATTACATAATTGACGTTTTCAAAAACTATAAATCAATGAAATATCAGTTTATTTGTGAGCGTTTCAAAATATCGCATTCGGATTGCGATAAACTGGAATTAATTTATTTAAAATCTAAAATATGAATGTATCAATTTTTAAGAGTATCAAAGACACAACCGGCGGAATTGAAGTCGCAATAAACGATGTTTTCGACGGTATAAAAAACGGTTTTTGGTGCGATCATGTCGAACATATACGAAACGCCGAAAGCAAGGAAAAGCGAACGGAACTAAAAAAAACAATTCCATATTTCACGGCGTCCGGAACATTCACGCACCGACGCGACGACGGAATAAAACATCACTCCGGAATAATTGCAATTGATTTCGATAATTTGGACGATCCAAACGACGTTAAATCATTTATTGCCCTGGATCGCTTTTCGTGGTTTACATGTTTAAGCGTGTCCGGGAATGGGCTTTGTGTTTTTGTGAAAATAGATCCAAATAAGCACCGCGAAAGTTTTGATTTTCTTGAATCGTATTATTTGCAAAATTATCATTTGCAAATCGACAAAGCGTGTAAAGATATTTCCCGGCCAAGATTTGTGACATTTGATCCGGACGGTATATTGAACGCGTCAGCCGTTCGACTGGATCTAAATCGGGAAAAAGAATTCGATCCGGAAAAAATATTGTCAATTGCCGACAATATGATTCGAAACGCCATTGAAGGCGAACGACACAACAAATTATTGAAAGCGTCGCGCCTTATGGGTGGTTATATAGCGAGTGGATTAATTGACGAATTCGACACCGTTAACAGATTAAAAAATGTTTGGATTGAACGCGACTTCGATAATAGCTATGATTTTGAAACCACAATAAACGACGGCATTGCATACGGAAAAAACGCACCAATAACGCCGGAACAATATCACGAACAAATAAAGAAAAGCGCCGAAAATAAAAAGCACGTCGCGAGTGTTTACACCTATGCACGCGCGGTCAATCGTGCGGGGCGCGAATACGACGGAAACGACATTGTTCAAATGTGCGAACAATATTTGCTCGCAAAAAATCGCGTTGAACAAATATTTCGCGACGTATTCGAAAGCGAGAAACATTTTTTCGGGTTCGACGACAAGCCAAAACACGTTAAAACTGAAATTGTAATTGCCGACAAATGGGAATTCAGAAAGAACGTCGTTTTGCAATCTATTGATTGTCGCATTCGCGCCGATCATAATTCAAAGTTCGAGCGCGTTAATTACGACACCGTGACGCGCTTCGCGTTGCATTGTGGACAAGTTACATCAGTTGACAAAATAAAATCGCTTCTACGGTCGGATTTTGTCCCGGAATATGATCCGCTAAAAAGTTATTTTATCAATTTGCCGGAGTGGGATAAAAAAACGGACTTCATTCAACAATTAGCCAGTCACATTGAAACAGACGATCAAGATTTTTTTGAAACAATGCTAAAAAAACATTTAGTTCGTTCCGTGGCTCAAATCATGTCAACAAAAATAAATCGTTTCGTTTTCGTTTTGGTCGGAGAAAAACAATCGACCGGAAAATCGACGTTCATTCGTTTTTTATCCCCATTTCCAATCGGGCAATATTATACGGAATCGAAAGTAAGGGATGACAAAGACGGACAATTCTCATTCGCTGAAAATTTCATTTACAACATTGAAGAGTTATCCGATATGAAAAACACCGACGTGAACCGATTGAAAGCAATGATTAGTCAAGCAATCATAAAAGAACGTAAACCATACGCGCACGACGTAGAACCAGTTGTTCGCCGTTGTTCATTTTTTGGATCGACAAACAATTCACAATTCCTAACAGATACCGAGAATACGCGTTGGCTTTGTTTCAATATCAAAAACATAGATTGGAACTATACTAAAATTGATATTCATTCCGTTTGGTCACAAGCGTACGCCCTTTTTCAACAAAATTTCAATGATCAGTTGTCAAGCGAAGAAAACGAACATCAAATGAACCGAAACAAAATGCACGAAGTTTCGGACGTTGGAAAAGAACTAATCGCGAAATATTTTCAACCGTGTTCAAAAATGGACTCATACGCGACGTTTTACACAATCGCCGACATTGTTTCACGTTTAACATTTTACACGGACGGACGTGTCAAATTTAACGACCGTTTGATCGGGAAAAATATGATTCAATTGAATTTCAATCCGGATCGCAAGAGAATAAACGGAAATATTGTTCGCGGATATTATGCAAAAGAGATTACTGGAACATATATCGACACCGACGGAACAATTCAAACGACACCAATCGAAAACGAATTGCCGTTTTAGTGTGAACGTTAAAAAATCGGAAAATTTAACGGCAACAACTTAAATAAATGAAAATGAACCAATTAAGAAAAAGTGTGAACGTTGACATTAAAAATGTGCAAACTTTTGTGCGCGTTTGTACCCCCTACCTATATATAATATATATAATATATATTTATTTATATATATTAATGTTCACAACGTTCACACCCTCTCGAAACGCCCGCCGTTATTGGCTTTGGACGTGTTGCCGTTGTGTTGCCGTTGCACTTTTTTAATGTTCACAACGTTCACACCCAAAAATCAAAAATCAGAAACATGGAAAAATTATCAGATCATAAATCAGAATTTAATTTGCAATTCGATTGTTTTCAATGGACTTGGGAAAATTTCCCCGAACACAGAAGAAAATTATTTCACGTCCCAAATGGTGGAAAGCGTTCAAAAATTGAAGCGTCACGATTAAAAATGTCAGGGACAATTAAAGGGGTTCCGGATTTGGTTTTTTGTCATTTTGGAATAACATATTTCTTCGAACTGAAAACAAAGACCGGAACAAGATCAACAGAACAAAAAACAATTCACGCGATTTTAAAGAAAAATGGGTTTCGCGTTTACCTCATCGACTCATTTGAACAATTTGTAAACATTTATACTTTTTTAATTATGGAAACATTAGAAGACGTTCAACAACGATTCGAGAAAATGGAAAAAATTTATAATTTGGATATTTTCAAACTGGAGAAAGATTTAATTTTATACCAGTTCAAAATTTGGGAATATTTATATTCTCTACCGTTAGATCAAGTCGTAAATATTGACGAAATTTGTATTAAAGAAAATCAACAAAAATTCATTGATTGCATAAAACGATTTATGATATTTGAATTTGATTTGGCGGACGGCTTTTCACTTGAATTTGATTCGGAATTCACGAAATTTCGCAAATTAGAAACACATTCCGCATATTTGCAAAGAAGATCAGACCGCCGGAAAATGTTGTTCGGGCGTTTTTATGAAAATAAAGATTAAAATTTAAAACATGTTTGTATTTTTTATTGAAAGAATTAACCGAAAAATATCACAATTGTATATTTGTTATCAAATGAATGTTGTTTCCATTGATCAAATAACTTTCATTGATCAAATAACATTACTACAAAAACAATTGATAAAAACATTAAAGCAATGAATGATTCAGAAATATTTAAAAAGTGGATTGAAAAATCAATTGCAAAACATGTAGTTAAAGAAAATTCACAAATTGGATATATGATTGAATTTGCGAAATTTTATCATAAAATCAAATTAAAAGAAAATAAAGAAAAAGTAAAATAAATGGAAAAGAAAAAAACAATTTGGCAAATTTACGGGGAACGCGGTGGGCGTCCTCGTAAATATCCTACTGAAAAATCGTTTCAAAAAGCCGTTGACGAATATTTCGATTTTTTGCTTGAATACGACGAAAAACCGACGATAACCGGTTTAGTTTTGTATTTAGGTTTTTGCGACCGTCGATCGTTTTACGACTACGAAAAGACGTCACCGTTTTCTCACGCCGTGAAAAAAGCGCGAACAATGATTGAACACCATTACGAACAATTAAGCCAAACGCATAGCAACGCCGGAGCAATTTTCGCCCTCAAAAATATGGGTTGGGTGGATAAAACAGAAGTAGAACAAACGATCACGGAAAACAAACAAGTTTTCAAAATTGGAGATCAAACAATCGAATTTGAATAATGTACGGCTTTGACAATATAGATCCATTGGACGACATTAATCGCGAAGTAAGGAACATTAAATTATTTATTGATTTATTCGTTTTCTTTTTGGCTTTGTTCATCATCGCTTTGATATTATTTTTTTGCTTTGAGTAACAACGTAGAAATATTATTCGAACCGTTCCCGAAACAAATCGAATTCCTTGAATGTATCTTTTCGGGGAATTTCGATTTTGTTTTGTATGGTGGTTCGATCCGTGGCGGAAAAACATTTTCGGGAATTGGCGCGTTGTTAATTCTTTCAAAGGCGTTTCCCGGATCACGTTGGGCAATCGTTAGAACCGACTTGCAAACATTGAAAAGAAACACTATTCCGTCATTTTGGAAGATTGTCCCGAAATCGTTTGTAAAGAAATATAATCAAGATACGCAAACGGTCACATTCAACAACGGATCGCAAATCCTTTTTTTTGCCGAAAATTACGATCAGGACAAAGATTTGAACCGTTGGAAAGGTTTGGAAGTGAATGGCTTTCTACTGGAAGAAATAAACGAGCTACAAGAAAAATCGTTTTACAAGGCGATAGAACGCGCCGGATCGAATATCATTGTCGGAGCAACTAAACAACCTCGACCGATAATTATTTCTACATGCAACCCGGCTCAAAACTGGGTCAAAACAAAAATTTACGATCGTTGGAAAAATGGAACATTGCCGGAGCGTTGGAAATATATTCCTGCAAAAATTTTCGACAATCCGTATATTTCAGAGGAATATCGAAATTCCTTAAAAAATATGCCGTCGTTTGAATATGAAGTCTATGTAAATGGCAACTGGGACATTGAATTGAAGTCGGGCGGGGAATTTTATAAAATGTTTGACATGTCAGCCCACACCGGGCAAATTGAATATAATCCGGAAAAGGCGTTGCATATTTCATTTGATGAAAACGTCAATCCATACATTACGGCGGTCGTTTGGCAAATCGAACGGAACAACATTCGAACCGATTTAAAAATGATTAAAGAATATTGTTTGCCGTCGCCAAATAACACCGTCCGGAAACTTTGCGACGCCATTTCGCGAGATTTCAACGGTCATACGTCCGGTTTGTTCATTTATGGCGACGCGACGTCACGCAAGGCGGACACCAAACTCGAAAAGGGTCATAATTTTTTCACATTGATTCGCGATTATTTGATTCAATTTCAACCAACATTGCGCGTTCCATTGTCGAATCCGTCCGTTGTTATGCGTGGCAACTTCATAAACGCCATTTTTGAAAAGAATTACGCCGGAATTGAAATTGTTATTTCGTCCGATTGCGTCAATACGATTTCAGATTTTAACAACGTCAAAGAAGACGCCGACGGCACAAAGAAAAAAGAAAAGGAGCGCAACGCGGTCACGAAAATAACATTTGAGAAATACGGACACACGTCCGACGCGTGCGATTATTTCATTTGTGAAGCAATGAAAACCGAATTCATTCAATATTCGTCCGGACGTCCGACATTCGATCATGTTAGGATCGGATACAATAAAAATAATTCGGGAAATTCTTATTGATTTTTTTAAATTTGTCAAAATGAATTTTTTTTGATATGGGGTTGATAATTAGAACCGACTTTGATCAGTTAATAGATCAAACAGAATTAGACATAATTTTGAACGCGGACGATCACGTCTTAAATGAAGCGATTGCCAGTTCGACGCGTGAAATGATAGCTTATTTAGGCGGTCGGTTCGATACGGATAAAATGTTTTTCAATGTTGTTGAGTTCACGACAACAAAATCATACACGCCGACCGACGTTGTTTTGTTGTATGCTCCGGCGTGGAAAAATCAGCAATACGTTTTAGGAAATTTAGTTTCGGACGTTTCAACCGGCAATGTTTACAAGTGTATTTTGAACACAACCAATAAACAACCAGTTACCGACGTGACATATTGGACGCCAATAGGGGCAAATAATTCACTTTACAAAGTTTTGATTGCCAACACCGGGCAAAACCCAAACAACGCGACGTATTTCGAAAAAACAGATCCGCGAGATCCGTTGTTGTGCCGTCAATTGTGCGATTTGGTTTTGTACGAATTGCATTCACGCATAAACCCGCGATTCATTCCGGAATTCAGAATTCAAAGACGCGACGACGTAATCAAATTTTTGCGAGATTGTTCCGATCCCCGAAAAAATTTAGGCGTTAATTTTCCGTTGCCAGTTCAAGTTGACGGCAAAGGATTTGACATTTCATTCGGCAATAGTTCATTAACGACAAATCATTCATATTAAAAACCCATGCAAACACCAAAAAGAGTAACAAAAAGCGCGAAAAATGTTTCGAAAAACATTCCGGAATATCTGAAAGTAATTCAGAAAGTTGTTAAAAGAGAATTGACACGCACGTCGCAAAATATTCAAAAATGGCGAAGCGCAACAATTACCGCCGAAAGCATATTGAACCCGAACCGCGTCAAATTGTTGGAAATATACAAAGACGTTATTTTGGACGCCCATTTGTCAAGCGTCATGAACACAATTAAACTCAAAGTAAAATCCGGCGAAATTTATATTTGCAACGCGGACAAGTCGGAAAATGAAGATTTGACAAAGAAGATTCGCGACAAATGGTTTCGCGATTATTTGGATTTTTATGTCGATTCGTTGTTTTATGGTCATTCGTTAATTCAGATCAACGGAATTTCGAACGATCGTTTCGTCAATTTGGAATTAGTTCCGCGCGAAAATGTCGTTCCGGAATTTGGGATCGTAAAAACAAATAGCTTTTCACATGCGACGGACGGCGTCGATTATAGATCCGAACCATATTCGGACTGGTTGATTGAGATAGGTGCGAAAACGGATTTGGGATTGTTACACAAAGCAACACCGCTCGCAATTTGGAAAAAGGGCGTTTTTGGGGCGTGGTCGCAATATGCCGAACTTTTCGGAATGCCTTTGCGAGTAGGTAAGACCGACATATTAAATCCCGCGAACCGTCAGAACATGGAAAAGATGTTGGAGAATATGGGTCAAGCGAGTTGGGGCGTTTTCAATTTGGACGACAACATCGAATTTATTCAAACGTCCGGAACAAGCAATCATGAAATTTACGACAAAATGATCGACCGCGTAAATTCTGAATTATCAAAACTTGTTTTAGGTCAGACCGGAACAACCGACGAAAAATCGTTCACTGGTTCGGCAAATGTTCACGCCGGAATTTTGGCGGATTACATTTCAGCAATTAAAACAGATATTGTAGATCATGTTCACAACGTAATTATTCCGAAAATGAAAATGTTCGGCATGTTGCCAAATACGGAACTATATTTCAAATTTGAAGACAATGAACAAATTCCGATTGACAAACATTTCGAAATCACAAAAGAATTATTGAACTATTATAACATTTCGGCGGAATGGATCGCGGAAACATTCAATGTTCCAGTCGAAGAAAAGAACATTAAAACACAAACGGCGTCAGTTTTGCCGGACGTGGCGAACCTTTACAAAAACGCTATAATTTAGCAAAATGAAATCGTTCAATTATACCAAAGATCAACTTGAATATTTGATTCGCGAATTATATTCCGGTTCAATCAATCCGTCACGGTTGCCGGTTGATCTTTACAATTCAATTTACGAAACATTATTGGACGGAATGTTCAAGGGGTTCGGGAATACGTTGGACGAAATGGCGGACGGATCGCCGGACAAACTTTTGGCGGAATATTTTCAACACAATATCGCCATTTTTTCGGGCGCTAAAACATTTCAGCAAGTCAACGACATGTCGAACGCCGTTTTCACGCCGGACGGCTACAAGCGTAATTTTTCCGACTTCAAAAAATTAATTACTGGGGACGGTTTTCACGACGGTTTGTTTTCATTGTACAATGTTACCTATTTGAAGACTGAATACAACACCGCCGTTCGAGTGGCTCAAATGGGGCGTCAATTTACCGAATACATGGCGGACGCGGACACGTTTCCATATTTGAAATATATTTCGGTACATGATGAACGCGTCCGGGAAGATCACAAAGCATGGGACGGAATAACATTGCCGGTCGGTCATTCGTTTTGGGACACACACGTCCCGCCAAACGGTTTCAATTGCCGTTGCCGAATGATTCAGTTGTCGGAGTGGGACGAATTTACTATCACGCCCGAAAACGAACTAAAAGACGCGCCGAAACCCGATCAGCCGTTGTTTGAATTTAATCCGGCGAAAAATGGATTTATTTTTGACGAAAGTAAGCACCCATACACCGTAAAAATTGGCGAACGATTCCGCCCGGCTCAAAGTATTAATTTTGGTTTTCCAACGCCAAAGAAACCAACGCGACCGATTGTCGTTCCGGAGTTGCCAAAAACAGTTGAAGACGTTGTAAAAAGCAAACCGGCAAATTTGGACAAAGTATTGCAAACGGAAACGGATCCAAAGTTTTGGGCGTTGTTGGACGAAAGCGAAACGCCAGTCGTAAGAAGATCAAAAGGAAGAAAAGAGGGTTCGTATGCGTCCGGGGACGGAAAATTGGTTGTTTTAAGTCATTTCCGATATGTAACCGACGCGGGAAAAAAGAAAATAATATATCACGAATTTGGACATGTCATTCATAATGTGCGTGGGTGGTGCAAACGTGCCGGAATAGGCGGACACGACATCGACACGAATGTCGAAAAGGTTTTTGATTTGTGGTCAAATAAATTTGAAGGAAATAATTTCGTAAATTTATCATATAAACCGAAAGGAATCGAAATGTCGGAGTTTATTGATCATTTAAATAGTAGGCGCGAAATTCATTGGACATGGCGCAAAATGATCAAAGACGAATTTCCGGAAATGTTAGAAAAAGACTTTGACGAACATTTCGTATCAACAATGGACACCGTAAACGCGTTGACGCGTGGTCGATTAGGTTGGGGGCATGAAAAGAAATACTGGAATCGCGACCGCAAATATTCGCAAGTTGCTGAATTTATGGCGCACACGTTCGAAAATAAGTTTGCCGGAAATCCTGTTTTCGAAAAGATTTACCCGGAGTTATACAACGACATGATAGAAATGATGAATGAACTAATTAACAATTATAAAAAATGAGTTTCGATAAATTAATACAATATCAAAAAGAATATTCCGAAAAATATCCGGACGACGAATTCAACGCCTTAAATTATTTTCAGTCGTTAGGAGTTGACGGATTGATCGATATATTCAAAGAATCGAAAGGACGACAAATCACTTTGAAAATGTCGGACGACGACGACGACGAACAATTGATTAATGTTGAATATAAATGACAAATCGAATAGACTGGAAAAAGAAAATCAAAGACATTCAAAAAATGAAGCGTGACGCTCCGCGAATTATCGGAAACGTCGCGTTGCAATTCTTTTTGAAGTCGTTCGACGACGAAGCATTTTCCGACGTTGCACCTGGATCAGATCCGTGGGCAAAAAGAAAAACACAAACGAAAAGAGATCGAACCGCCGGACGTCGCAATCTGTTAGTTCAATCGGGCGCGTTGCGTGGCTCGTTATCTGTTAAGCGAACGACATGGAAACGAATTGAAATCGGTTCGTATGGGATCATTTACGCGTCACGTCACAACCAAGGACTAAAAGGAATGCCGAAACGTCAATTCATTGGACGTTCGCAAATATTAGATCGCAAAATCAAAACTTTATTAGGTAGGCAATTAAAACAAATATTATAACATGTTAAAAGAATTTTTTGAAGTAATCAAAACACGTTTAGAAACTGAAATTCCAACAATCCAAACGATTGACGTATGGAATAACCAGTTCGACAATGAACGAAAAGAAAAGCCGTTCAGATTTCCGGCGGTATTTTTTGAATTTATCAATTTGCCGTTAAGATCAGAAGCAAACGGCATTCAGAAAATAGATGTTGAATTCATATTGCATGTTGCAACGTCGGAACTTCATCAAACTTTTGATTTGTGGGATTTATGCGAAGCAATTGGAACGTCATTGCACAATTATTCCGGCGATAATTTTTCGGATATTACGCAAAGGAGTTTCATAATGGACAACAATCACGACCGCGTTAATGTTTGGCGTTTGACTTTTGGGTGTACATTGACTGATGAAACGAAATTCAAGCCGAACAAACAAACGACCGTTTCCGGCATTTCATTAATTGTGACGCGAGATTTAGACATTGACAATTTAGTCGTTCGAAGTGGCGACGGAATTTGATTTCGCGTTTTGTAAGTCGCGCCAAATTGTTGACGGACGAAGAAATAATTTTTCGGCAATATCATTGACAATGTTGTCAATTTTTTCGCCTTTGCGCGAATTAATTTCGTTTAACACGAAAGTTTGACGGCGTTCAATATCGGATTTATTTTTTTTTCCGGACATTTTACTATATACTATAAATTAAACACGCGTAAAGATACGAAATATAATTTTTTTTAATTCATTTTGGAGCATGGAATTAAGGCACGTTAAAAATATCACAAACGACGGAACGGCGGAAATGTATTTGTTTGATACAATCGGACGATCATTCAATGATCAAACTGGGCGTTTTGAGGGTATCGACGGACAATCATTTGCGGACGAAATCAATTGGATAAATTCAGATCCAAGCGTTTCGGCAATTAATGTTCGTATTAATAGCGCCGGTGGATCTGTAATCGACGGCTTTTCGATTTTTTCAGCAATCAAAAATTCAAAGAAACCGGTTTCGACATTTATAGAGGGTTTAGGGGCGTCAATTTCGGGAATCATATTTCAAGCGGGACAAAAGCGATACATTTCGGATTTTGGGCGTTTAATGGTTCACGATCCGTCATTCGGAACACCGATTGAATTCATGTCGGAAAAGCAAAGAAAAGCGCTTGAATCGTTCCGGGATCAGTTAGTCACAATTTTGACGAACAATTCAAAATTAACAGAAACGGAAATTTCCGATTTAATGGCGCGTGAAACGTGGTTCACGGCGGAACAAACAATCGAAAACGGATTGGCGGACGAAATCATTTCAACCGGGCGCGTACTGAATGAAGCAACGACGCCGGATCAACTTTTGGCATTAGTAAATTCAATGTATAATCAAAATAAAGTTCAAAAAATGGAACAAATTAGAAATCATTTTGGATTAGACGCAAAAGCCGACGAAACGTCGATTTTGAATAAAATCAAAGAAAACGAAACGCTTTTGGCAAATGCTCAAAACAAAGTTTCGGAATTAGAAGCGGAAAAAGTGGCGCTTGAAGAAGAAAAAACGGAACTTGAAAAAGAAGTTAAAGAACAAAACGACGCGCGTGCCGTTGAAAGCGTTGAAAATGCAATCAAAGGCGGTTTAATCGAAGAAAGTTCAAAAGAACAAATGATCGAAATTGCAAAAAACAATTTGGACACGTTCAAAACCATTTTGAAGTCGGTAAAAAGAACACCAGTTCGCGTAACGAACACCGTTCAAACGAACAACGGCGGGAAAAATGTTTCTTTGCGTGAAATGGAAAAAAACAATCCGAAAGAAGTTCAAAGAATTTTGAATGAAGAACCGGAAACGTACAAACAAATGTACCTGGATCAATACGGCGTTGAACCGTCAATTTAATTAAATTAGTCAATAACCAATAAAAAGCAAAAAAAAATGGGCTTACAAAAAGAAATTTGGATCGCGGACATAATGGAAACATTACACCAAGGTTCGGAGTTTATCAAAGCGGGAACAGATCATTCCGCGTATGTATCTAACAAAACGGTTCACGTTCCGCAAAGTGGTTCGGCTCCGGGAATTTCTAAAAACCGCGGAGTATTACCGGCTACAATCGGACAAAGAACCGACACGGTTTTAGATTACAATTTGGCAGAGTTTTCAACAGATCCGATCGTAATCACAAACTTAGAAGAATTACAGGTTTCTTATGGAAAAAGAAATTCAGTTTTAGGACAACATACGGCGGTTTTGAATGAAAGAATCGGAACTGAAACGGCGTACGCGTGGACACCGGACGGATCGTCTTCATTGGTATTAAGAACGTCGGGTTCAGCAACGTCGGATTTACCAAACTCAACGGCAACTGGAACAAGAAAATTAATCACAAAAGACGACATTGCAAAAATGGCTCGTAAATTGGATTTAGACAATGTTCCGTCAATGGATCGCTATTTGGTTTTACCAACGGCAATGTATTACGAATTGTTCGGAATTGACGCATTAGTTCGCGCGGATTTCGGTCGTGTTGCGGATCAAACGTCGGGCGTTGTGAATGAGATTTTCGGTTTCAAAGTCTTTAAAAGATCAACAACTGTTTTATTTGACGCACAAGCAAACGCGGTTAAAAAAGCAATTGGATCAGCGGACGCGGTAACGGATTGTTTAGGGGCGTTTGCGTTCCACAAATCGGCGGTTGCTCAAGCGTTGGGAAGTGTTAATTTTTTCGCGTCAATGGACGTTCCGGAATATTACGGCGACGTTATGTCTGCTTTGATTATGCACGGAGCAAGTAAAATGAGAACAGACAACAAAGGTATTGTTGCATTGGCTCAAGGTTACGTTGCACCATAATTCGATAAACAATGTTAGAAGATAAAGCAAAATTGTTTTTCGCGTCTAATCCGGACGCGAAAGGCGTTTGCCTAACATCGGACGAAACACTATTCGATTTAGACAATTATAGATTTGCGGACGCACATTCTCAAACATTGGAAAATCGCGAAATTGTAATTTTTACAAAGGACGAAAATAAAATCGACGAACCGTTAAAAAGACTATTATTTGAGGGTTCGAAATGGATTTTAAAATTGATCATTGAAGAAATTATCGAAGCGATTGAAGACCGACGCGAAAAGAAAAAAACAACCGCAAAAAAATCAACAAAAGAAAATATTTAAAAAATGGGAATTTCTAAAATTACGGTAAACCGTGGCAAAGGTGGTTTAGGTCGTCCATTAGCGACGAACGATCATATTTCCGGTTTTATTATGCCGTTTACAAACGCAAATTTACCGGCGGGATTTTCGACAACGGATCGAACAAAAATCGTTTATTCGATTTCGGACGTTGAAGCGTTGGGAATTGTTAAGGCCGGAACATATACGACGCAAATATGGTATCACTTGAACCAGTTTTTCAAGAAGCAACCAAACGGCAAATTGTATATCCATTTGATTGACGACACCGCAATCGACTATTCATCAATTGAAACTTTGCAAAGGTCAGCGGACGGCGAAATTCGTCAAATCGGTTTCTTTGATCCGAACACGGCATTTGCGACGGCGAAAGTTACGACACTACAAGCAAGTGCGACAATTTTAGAGGGCGAAGACATGCCGTTAAGCGTTATTTATTCGGCAAATACGCGCGGGATTGCAACCGTTGGCGGATTTGTTGATTTGAGGGCGTTAAGTTGCAAAAATGTTTCTGTATGTATTGGCGAAGACGGAGCAAACGACGGAACGGCAATTGCAACGGCAACTGGGAAATCATTGGGTTGTATTGGTGCGGTTTTGGGAATGGTTTCATTGTCAAAGGTTCATGAGAATATCGGTTGGGTTGGTCAATTCAATGTCGTTGACGGATCAGAATTTGACGTTCCGGCAATTTCTTTGAATTCGGCGTCGGTACAAGTGAAAACGATTTCTAAAACGGCTTTGAATGGGTTAAGCGATTACGGATATATCTTTTTGATAAAACGTCCGGGGTTTGCGGGAACATTTTTCAATGACGCGCCGACTTGTATTTCAGTAACAAGCGATTACGCGTATATTGAAAACAACAGAACAATTGACAAAGCGGTTCGCAATGTTCGTTCGTTCATGTTGCCGTTCATTAATTCGCCATTGTACATTAATGAAGACGGAACATTGGACGAAAACACAATTTCGTTATTCAAAAATGAAGCGTCACGCGGTTTGGAATCAATGGAAATTGACGGCGAATTGTCCGCATTTAGTGTAACAATTAATCCGGCTCAAAACGTATTGTCAACCGGTCAATTATCAATTGCCATTAAATTGGTTCCGGTGGGCGTAGCGCGTGAGATAGTGTTAAATATTGGCTTTGCCTTAAACATTTAATTTAAAAAGATATGCAACCATTAATTAACGGACGCGCGTATGATTTCGCGCAAGTAATCGTAACGGTTTTAGGCGTTCCAGTAGCGTCGGTTTCTGCAATCGACTATGAAGAAACGCAAGATAAAAAAAATAATTACGGCGCCGGAAATAGACCAGTTTCAAGAGGTGCGGGCGCTATTGAAGTGACGGCGTCAATTGAATTTTCAATGAACGACGCCGAAGCAATTCGACGAGTTGCACCAAACGGATCTTTATTGCAAGTTCCGGCATTTGATATTACGGTTTTTTTCGGAAATCCTCAAAACCCAACAACGCACGTTTTAAAAAATTGTGAGTTTTTGAAAGACGGCGTTTCGGGAACGCAAGGCGACACCGATTTGAAATATAAATACGACTTATTGCCGTCGCATATTGTATGGAGATAAAAAAATTCAAACAATAAAATTTGATTAAAACCCGGACAAATTCGTTCGGGTTTTTTTGTATTTTTACCGTTCAAATAATAAATTAAATTTTTGATTTTATGGAAATGGAAAAAACAAATGAAACAATCCCAAATGGCGCGAAATACGTTTTGGAAATTGAGGGAAAAAAATGTTATTTAAAAGCGATAACGCGTCCAGTAATGGAACAAGCGTTGGGTTTAATCATGCCATTAACCGGAACGCCTAAAATGATTACGGCGGGCGAATTGATTTTAAATTCGTGTTGGATTTCGGGCGACGAAGAATTAAAAACCGATCCGGAATTGTATGTCGACGCGTGCTTAAATGCGGTTCAATTAATTGAACGAAAAAGTTCAAGCCTAAAAAAGTTATAAGCCGGACGGCAATTCGTCCGGGGAAAAACGAAGACGAAATTCGCAAAATGTCGGCTTTGATCCGTTTTCATTTTAAAATAGATCCGGATCAGTTGAACGATTATGATTTTGCGAAGTTGTGGAATGATTTAAAATACTGTTTAGAACATGAAGCAAAGCGTTTTGGAATGAGTGAAGAAAGTTAAAAAATTAAATATATGTCGGATAATCGCGAAACCTATATAATTGAATTGATTGATCGGAATTTCGGATCACTGAAAACGATTGCGGATCAAATGGACAAATTACGTTCAAAGGTTGACGGATTGTCCGACAATATTGGCGACGGTTCGAGCGGTTTATCTTCTCGTTTGGGTGGGCTTACAAAAATTGTAGGTTGGACGGCGTTGGCGGGTGGCGTCGCGTTGGCGGGTCGTGAGGTTTACCAATTGGGCGCGAACATGGAACAAACACGCGTCGCATTTGGGACGTTGTTAGGTAGCCAAAAAGAAGCCAACCAACTAATTGAACAGGTTCAGCAATTTGGAGCGGTCACGCCCTTTGAAACCGACGAACTTTTGAAAGCGTCGCGAATGTTATTGTCCGCCGGAATTGGCGCGAATGATATTCAAGCAAATTTGAGAATGATTGGCGACGTGGCGTCCGGTTCAGCCGTTCCAATTGAAGAATTGGCGCAAATATTCCAAAAAGCAACAAACAAAGGTAAATTACAAGCCGAAGAATTAAACCAATTTTCGGAACGTGGAATTCCGATCCTGGGGGAACTTGCAAAAATGTTCGGCGTGACGAAAGCCGAAGTCATGAAAATGGGGGAAAAGGGCGCAATCACGTCCGACGTTATGAACCAAGCATTCATGAATATGACGTCAAACGGTGGGATTTTTTACGATATGATGAATAAGCAATCGCAAACAACCGCCGGACGAATGTCAACCGTCATTGATAATTTAAAGAATTTAGCTATCAAAATTTTCGATATTATTCAACCCGCGATTAATGGTTTTATTTCGTTGGCGGGTGCAATTTTAGAAAATAAAGGCTTATTAAAAGACATCGCGATTGTTGTCGGTATTGTGGGCGGGGCGTTTGTCGCGTATAAAATTGCCGTAGGTTTAGCGACCTTGTTTACTGGTGGTTTTTCGACGGCGTTCGCCACATTGAACGCAATCATGTACGCGAACCCAATAGGCGCTATTATTGGAGCAATTGCGTTGCTTGTCGCCGGAATTGTTTTAGCGATTCGACATTTCGAAGAGTGGGGCGCAATGATGTTAATGTTTTTAAGCCCGGCGGTTGGGGTTATTGTTGGAATTATTCAGTCTTTACGCCGTAACTGGGACGGATTGAAAAGTGCTTTTTCAACTGGTGGAATAATTGCCGGTTTCAAAAAGTTGGGAATGGTTATCCTTGACGCCTTATTAATGCCTATGCAACAATTTTTGCAACTAATCGCTAAAATCCCCGGTTTGGGTAAGATTGCCGGAAATGGTGCGGAATGGATAAAGAGCATGAGAAAAAAATTAAATGTTGTTGTTCCGGAAGAAACAAAAAAAACCGTTCAAAACATACAAAAGAAAACCGGCGGAAAAGTTCAAGGCGTGGACGACAAGACATTAAAAAGCATTGCACAAACACAACTATCAACAAAAAAGAAAACGAAGCTAAAAGGCACGAAAACGGATTTAAAGTCGGGTATTTCTGAAATTTCAGCCGGAGCGCCGAAAGTTTTCAATATAAATATTGGATCGTTAATCAAAGAACAAAAATTCGAAACGATAAAAGATTTAACCGACATGAAATCAATTATCCGATCAGAAGTTTCGCGTTTATTGTTGGGCGTAGTTAACGACGTACAAACGACATAATTAAAAAAAATGGCAATAGGCAAATATACATTAACCGGCGCCGGAATTGGTTTATTAAAAACAAAGTTGTTCACGCCCTTGACGGTTGAAAGCGATCAAGCAACGCGAACATCTTATTTCGGTACGCCGGTTTTCTCTAATTTAGAGATTAAGCCGTTTAAGTGGCAAACATTAGAAAATGAAACAATCGAGATAAAAAATGGAATATCAATCGATCATTGTTTGATGTCGATTTCCCAACAAAAAAATATTGTCACGACACCCATTGCGGGACTGAATGGAACGGTCAAAGAATATATTTCCGACGGCGATTTCACAATCGACATTGAAGGAACTATAAGTTCAAAACAAAATGTTTATCCGGAAAAAGAAGTTAACGAATTGATCCAAATTTTAAAGGCTCAAACAAATTTGACTTTGATTTCTGAATTTCTTAACTGGTTTGGAATTTCGTCCGTTGTTGTAACAAATTACGATTTACCACAAACGGAGGGTTTTAGAAATATTCAAGAATTTAGAATTTCTTTATTGTCGGACAATCCGGTTGAATTAGAAGAAATATGAAACGATTAAATTGTAAAATAACCGTTGGGAACAAATTGTTTCGTTGGGCAACTGAAATAAACATTCAATCCAGTTGGAAACAATTCACGGACAATGTACGGATCACAATTCCGAAAAACATTCGTTCCGGCGACGTTCCAATTGTCAACGGCGCGAATTCGTTGTTCAAGCGTGGGGACAAAGTGTCGATTGAATTAGGTTATTTTCCAAATTTGACTAAAGTATTCGACGGCTATATTTCAGACGTAAAGATTAACACGCCAATTGAATTGACGGTTTCGGACGCCATGTTTTTATTGAAAAACAAATCGTTTTCGAATTCGTGGAAAAAAGTTTCATTAAATCAGTTGTTGACATATATAACCGCCGGAACTGGAATCGAATTCAATTGTCCGGACGCCGATTTGGGGTCGTTTCGGGTTGTGAATGTTACGGCGGTTCAAATATTGGACGAACTAAAACAAACGTATTTTTTAGATAGTTTTATTCAGAATGGCGTTTTGTATGTCGGTCGTCAATATATCGCGGAAAATGAAAAAATTCACGCAATAACAATCGAAAAACAAGTCATTGACAATTCATTGATTTGGCGCGACGAAACCGACATCAAAATAAAATTGAAAGCGGTTTCCATGTTGCCGGATAATACAAAGATTGAAATCGAAGTCGGGGACGGCGACGGCGAAACGAGAACCGCCCATTATTACAATTTAGACAAAAAATCATTGACGGATATTGCAACGGCGGAAATAAACAAATATAAGTTTACCGGGTTCCGCGGTGGCTTTGAAACATTCGGCGAACCGGTTATTCAGCACGGCGATTTGATTGAATTGAAGTCGCTAAAAATACCGGAACGATCAGGACGATATTTTGTTGATAGTGTCGAAACCGTCTTTGGAATGAATGGATTTAGACAAAAAATAGAATTAGGGCGTAAAGGTTAAGAAATGAACGAAAGCAATAAAAGTATTCGCGAATTATTACGCGAAATCACAAAGGACAAAACGGTTCAAAACTATTCTATTGCCGTGAAAGTTGTTTCGGTTGACGAAACGGAGAGAATATGCGACGTAGAACCATTGAATGGCGATCCGTTGATTTATGGCGTTCGTTTGCAATCAGTAATTGACGGCGCGGACGGTTTCGTTTGTATTCCGGCGGTCGATAGTGTTGGAATTGTTACATTTATAAATAATAATACTGGATATTTGGCGACATGTTCAAAAATTGACAAATTGATTGTAAAATCGGACGTTCAAATTTTAATTGATTGTGACGACATTCAATTCAACGGCGGGGCAAATGGCGGATTGATCAAAATAAATGATTTAGTTTCCAAATTGAACGCGGTTGAAAATGACTTGAACACATTGAAAAATATTTTTACGGCATGGGTTCCGATTCCGCGAGACGGCGGGGCAAAATTGAAAGCCGACGCGACGGCGTGGTCAACTCAAACGATTACACCAACGCAAACAACCGACATTGAAAACGATAAAATAAAACATTAATTATGAGTTACAAAGACATCATAACAGACGAAAACGGCGATATTGAATTTTTGAACGGCGATTTA